GGGTATCTCAGGGATGGTGAATAACATCACGGAGATGCTGAACGGAAATAAAGTGGAATGGCGCAGCTGGGCCTCATCAGTGCTGCAGGAAATATCAAAAGTTCTTATGAATGCCGCGATTGTCAACGGAATTAAGACGGCGGCAAACGGTATGTCCGGTGCGGGAGGATTTCTCGGCAGCATTGGTGACTGGCTGGGCGGAGCGGTGGCCAATGCAAAAGGCGGCGTGTATACCTCGGCAAACCTGAGTGCGTACAGCAACAGTATTGTGGATACGCCCACGTACTTTGCCTTTGCAAAAGGGGCGGGGCTGATGGGGGAGGCCGGTCCTGAAGCCATTATGCCCCTGACCCGGGCGGCGGATGGCTCGCTGGGTGTGCGAGCGGTGGGCAGTATGAACGGTAGTGCGGGCCTGGTGTATTCCCCGGTCTACCATATCGCCATTCAGAATGACGGGACTAACGGACAGATAGGGCCGGAGGCGGCAGGCAGTCTTGTGCAGCTGATTGACCAGCGGGTGCAGGCGGTGATGCTGTCCATGCGACGTGACGGAGGAATGCTGAGTGGCTGAGATAAAAACGCTGCATCTGGTCCCGCGTGAAGGGATGCAGGTGAGTGAGAAGCCGTCGGTGGTGAGGGTGCGGTTTGGTGACGGTTATGAACAGCGCCGCCCCACAGGGCTGAATCCTCAACTGAAGACGTTTCAGGCGGTGTTCCGGGTGACGGATGAGGCGACCCGGTGCTGGCTGGAAGAGTTTTTATCGTGGCATGGTGGTTACCGTGCCTTTTTATGGCGACCGCCGAAACATAACCGGATGGTCAGGGTGGTATGCCGTGAGTGGAGCGTCACGGATAACGTCCGGTACAGTGATTTCAGTTGTACGATTGAGCAGGTGGTGAACTGATGCAGGATATTCACGAAGAAAGTCTGAACGAGTCGGTTAAATCAGAGCAGTCACCGCGGGTGGTACTCTGGGAAATCGACCTGACGGTACAGGGTGGTGAGCGGTATTTTTTCTGTAATGAGCTGAATGAAAAAGGGGAGCCGGTCACCTGGCAGGGGCGTAAGTATGAGGCATACCCGATTGACGGCAGCGGCTTTGAGATGAACGGCCGGGGCAGCAGTGCCCGCCCGTCGCTGACGGTGTCCAATCTGTTTGGCCTTGTCACCGGGATGGCGGAGGACCTGCAGAGTCTGGTGGGGGCCACGGTGGTCCGCCGCCGGGTGTATGCCCGTTTTCTGGATGCGGTGAATTTCGTTGCGGGCAATCCGGAGGCGGACCCGGAGCAGGAGCTGAGTGACCGCTGGGTGGTGGAGCAGATGTCGCAGCTGACAGCCATGACGGCCTCGTTTGTGCTGGCGACACCGACCGAGACGGACGGGGCGCTGTTTCCTGGTCGCATCATGCTGGCGAACACCTGTATGTGGGATTACCGGGGAGATGAATGCGGGTATAACGGTCCTGCGGTGGCGGATGAGTTCGACAACCCCACCACCGATATCCGTAAGGACAGATGCAGCAAGTGCATGCGCGGGTGTGAGATGCGCGGCATGGTGGCTAATTTTGGCGGTTTCCTTTCCATTAATAAACTTTCGCAGTAAATCCCGTTTTATGACACAGACTGAATCAGCGATTCTGGCGCATGCCCGGCGGTGTGCGCCTGCGGAGTCGTGCGGCTTCGTGGTGAGAACGCCGGAGGGGGAGCGGTATATCCCTTGTGTGAATATCTCTGCAGAGCCGGAGGCGTATTTTCGTATTGCACCGGAAGACTGGCTGCGGGCAGAGATGCAGGGTGAGATTGTGGCGCTGGTCCACAGCCACCCCGGTGGTCTGCCCTGGCTGAGCGAGGCCGACCGGCGGCTGCAGATAAAAAGTGCACTGTCCTGGTGGCTGGTCTGCCGGGGGGAAATTCATAAATTCCGCTGTGTGCCACATCTGACAGGACGGCGCTTTGAGCACGGGGTGACGGACTGTTACACGCTGTTCCGGGATGCATACCATCTGGCGGGAATTGATATGCCGGATTTTGAGCGTGAGGATGACTGGTGGCGCAACGGTCAGAACCTGTACCTGGACAATATGGAGGCGACTGGTTTTTACAGGATTTCCCTGCCTTCCGCACAGCCTGGCGATATCCTGCTGTGCTGCTTTGGCGCATCGGTGGCCAATCATGCCGCCATATACTGCGGCAACGGTGAGCTGCTTCACCATCTGCCTGAACAACTGAGTAAACGGGAGAGGTATTTCGAAAAATGGCAACGACGAACGCATTCAGCCTGGCGTCACCGCCACTGGCACGTATCTGCCTTCACGGGGATTTACAACGATTTGGCCGCCGCCTCAGCCTGTATGTGAACACGGCAGCGGAAGCCATCCGGGCGCTGTCGTTACAGGTGCCGGGATTCCGCCGTCAGATGAACGAAGGCTGGTACCAGATACGTATTCGCGGTGAGGACACGGCACCGGAGGCGGTGTACGCCCGTCTTCACGAACAGCTGGGTGAGGGAACGCTCATCCACATTGTGCCGCGACTGGCCGGGGCCGGAAAGGGCGGACTGCAGATTGTGCTGGGGGCGGCAGCCATCGTGGGGTCGTTCTTCACGGCCGGGGCATCAATGGCGTTATGGGGTTCAGCCCTGGCAGCCGGTGGTTTTTCTGCCACCACGATGCTGTTTTCACTGGGGGCCAGCATGATACTGGGTGGTGTGGCTCAGATGCTTGCCCCGAAGGCAAAAACACCGGATTACCGCGCAACGGATAACGGCAGACAGAACACGTATTTTTCCTCGCTGGATAACATGATTGCCCAGGGGAACCCGATGCCGGTGCCTTACGGTGAAATGCTGGTTGGCTCCCGGCGAATCTCCCAGGACATCAGTACCCGTGATGAAGGCGGTGACGGGAAGGTGGTGGTTATCGGGCGGCAGGCATAAAAGCGAAAAAATCCCGCAGTGCTCACGGACAGGAACTGCGGGAGCGTTACGAAGATTGAGTGTAAGGAATTATTCTTATGTCACGACAAAAAACATTAACGCAGAGAAATTATTAGCGCCACAGTCAGTTTGTGAAAATGTGAAGATATTCAGAATTTTTATTCAGTCATGATACAGGCATCCTCCGGGATGCCTGTTGTTTTTGTGCGTAACAGTTATCACAGTAAAGGGTGAGACAATGGGCAAAGGTGGCGGCAAGGCGCACACGCCGGTAGAGGCAAAGGACAATCTTAAGTCCACGCAGATGATGAGCGTGATTGATGCCATTGGTGAAGGGCCGATTGAAGGCCCGGTGAAGGGGCTGCAGAGTATCCTGGTGAACAAAACCCCGCTGACGGACACGGACGGCAATCCTGTGATACACGGTGTGACCGCGGTCTGGCGCGCCGGGGAGCAGGAGCAGACACCACCGGAAGGCTTTGAGTCCTCCGGAGCGGAAACCGGACTGGGCGTGGAAGTGACGAAGGCAAAGCCGGTAACGCGCACCATTACATCCGCGAACATTGACCGCCTGCGGGTCACCTTCGGGGTGCAGTCACTGGTGCAGACCACGTCAAAGGGTGACCGAAACCCGACATCCGTCCGACTGCTGATTCAGTTACAGCGTAACGGTAACTGGGTGACGGAAAAGGATGTCACCATTAACGGCAAGACCACCTCGCAGTTTCTGGCGTCGGTGATTCTGGATAATCTGCCTGAGCGGCCCTTTAACATCCGGATGGTCCGGGAGACAGCGGACAGCACCTCGGACCAGCTGCAGAATAAGACGCTCTGGTCGTCATACACCGAAATCATCGATGTGAAACAGTGCTACCCGAACACGGCGATTGTGGGGCTGCAGGTGGATGCGGAGCAGTTCGGCGGCCAGCAGATGACGGTGAACTACCATATCCGTGGTCGCATCATTCAGGTACCGTCAAACTATGACCCGGAAAAACGCACGTACAGCGGTATCTGGGACGGCAGCCTGAAACCGGCATACAGCAACAACCCGGCCTGGTGCCTGTGGGACATGCTGACTCACCCGCGCTACGGCATGGGAAAACGTCTGGGGGCGGCAGACGTGGACAAATGGGCGCTGTATGCCATTGCGC